GGCTGGCGCGCGACGAAGAGATCGGCGAAAGCGGACATCAGGCGTCGGTCTTGGACGGTTCGGCCTTGGCCGCGCTCTTGCCCGGCGCCGCGACTTCCTCGCCCTCGGGGAACAGCTTGAGCAGGCGGTCGGCTTCGTCGGCGTCGAGCTCGACCGGCGTCCCCGCCGGCGTGATCAGCGGCACGTGCTTGCCCTGTAGCACCGCGCCGCTGACGTCGAACTTGAACGGAACGGATGCTTTGTCGTCGCGCCCATGCAGCGTGACGGGCAGCTTGACCCACTTGGTGGCCATGGGTTGGGATCCTTGATCTTGAGAGGAACGACGCCGGCCGCGCGGGCGGTCGGCGGGAGCGATGGCGTCAGGCCCGAGAGGCGGCGTCAGGCGACGGTGGCGGCGAAGGTCGCGTCGGCCCAGCCGAGCAGCGGCAGCGGCGCCGACTGCATCATGGTGAAGGTCGCCGACGGATCTTCCTCGTCCCAGACCTTGGGGAAGCGCGCCAGCGCCTTGAACCCTGCCTTGCGATCCTTGATCGCGCCATAGGTGCGGATGCCCTGGCAGCCCTTGGGATTGCCCATGATCACCGAATTGTTGGGCATGAACTGCTGCACCGCTCCGGTGGGGTCGGTGTAGAGCTGCTGATACTGGAAGATGTCGAACTCGGCGATCGAGCCGAGGAACTTGACCTCGTCGCCGAGGCCGCCGCCAGTGACCTTGCCGGCGAGGTCGATGTTGCCGGTCGTCTGGCGGAACGACTGCATGACGCGTAGCACGCTCGGCGAATTGATGAACAGGTTCGACGCCAGCGGATCGAGCACGACGACGCCGGGATGGAAGCCGGAGATCGCCTGCACGGAAGACGCCCACGAGCGCATGTTCTGCAACGGGTCGATGTTGGCCGAACCCCAGGTCGCCGAGCCGGTCAGCGCGACGGTGTTGGCGGAATTGCGGCCGAGGTCGATCAGCATCGCCGGGAAGTCCGGGCCGACGCAGGTCATCTTGCCGCTGAGCAGCAATTGCGCCGCCATCCATTCCTCGGTGCGGGTGATCTCGTCGTCCTCGACCAGCATGTTGTCCATGATCGCCATCTGGAAGCGCGCTTCCGGCGACAATTCGCCGAGCAGCCGCTCGCCGGCGAGGCGCTTGAAGGCGCGGATCGGCTCGACCGCGTGCTTCGGCTTGACGTAAGGCGGCTTGAACGAGCCGGTGGTGTAGCCGCGCGAGCGCATCGGCTTGCCGGCGACGGTCGGCACGACGAACGGCGCGAGCGCGCGGGCGCGCTGCACGCGGTCGAAATAGACCTCTTCCGTCTCGAACACCTGCTCCATCGGGAAGAACAGGTTGAGCAGGACGGGCTTGACGCGGTCGAGAACGCCGAATGCGCCGAGCAACTGGGCGGTGGAATTGACGTCGAACATGGTTGAGAACTCCTGCGTGCGGAGGCCTTAGCGACCTCTTGGGAGGAATGGGGAGGCGGCTTGGCGGGCGCTCCGCGCTCGCCAGAGATCAGCCCAGCGTGCCGAGGCTGCGGATGAAGATCGGAGCGTCGGCCTGGCGGAACGCGGCCTCGAGCGTCGCGGCGGTCCACGAAGCGTCGACCGTCATCTTCTCGAAGGCGAACTCGCCCTCGAAATAGGCGACGGTCGCGACGTCGGCGACGGTGGCGTCGCTGTCGGCGGCGAGCACCGCGGCCGGATTCTGCGAGCCGTCGACGGCGGTCTTGACGCACGGAATGTATTTGTCGCTCGCCGTGACGCGGCCGAGCAGTTGCCCGCGCACGTAGGGAACGGCCGGGTTGGCCGCGGTCTGCGCGACGGTGATTTCCCGCGCGACGAGCGGGCTGTCGCCAGCGCGCAGGTTCGACGGGTCGAACATCGGATAGAAGGTCATGGGATGATCCCCTTGAAGAAACGATGCAGAGACGAGCGCGCCGCGTTCGCCGCGCGCGGCGGAAAACTCAGCGCTTGCCGAGCAGCGCCTTGGCTTCGGCGGCGCCCTTGTCGTAGTCGGACATCGCCGCGCGCGACGGATCGGTCTCGACGCCGGCTCCGAGGTCGGGCTGATGGATCCCGGCCATCTCGGTCGCCAGGCGACCGCCCTTCGCCTCTTCCGGCGAGGCGGCGAGAATGTCGGCGGCCTGCTCGATCGTCAGATCGGTGTCGAAGGCGAGCTTGTCGGCGAGCGCGCGGCGCGGCTTGGCGGCGTCGTGTCCGAGGATGCCCTTGATGCGCGCCTTGGCGGCGGTCGCGCCTTCCGTCAGGCCGGCGGTCTTGCCGGCGGCGAAGCCTTTGGTTTCGGCCGCGGTGAGATCGGCCGCGGTGAGGGTCGTGGTCTCGGGGTCCATGCGGTTTCCTTTCATGGAGAAGATCGACCGCGTCGCGGTCGCATTGATGCGAGCAACGAAGGCGTCGAACGCGTCGCTCGCGTGCTCGACGCGATCGACCAGCCCCAACTCTGCGGCGTCTTCGCCGCGGAAATCGTCGGCCTCCGTGGCGAGCGCCTGCTCGACGCTGAGGCGCTTGCCGCGGCCCTGATGCACCGTCGCGGCGAACTCGACGCGCGCCGCCTCGAGGTCGGCCTTGATCCGCGCCGCCGTCTCTTCGCCCAGCGGCTCGTAGGGATTGCCTTCGCCCTTGAACTTGCCCGCCGTCAGCACCGTGACCTTGAGGCCCTTGTTGGCGAGCGCCTGGCTGTAGTCGGTGTGGATCGTCACGACGCCGATCGAACCGGCGCGACCGGTCGACGGCATGACGATCTCGCGCGCGCCGCTCGCCAGCAGGTAGCCGGCCGACAGCGCGAAATCGGTGAGGATGGCGATCGTCGGCTTGGCGGCGCTCAACGCGCGGATGCGCGCCGCCGTGTCGAACGCGCCGGCGACTTCGCCGCCGAAGCTGTCGACCTCGAACGCGACGCCGCGCACGTCGGAGTCGGCCATCGCCGCGCGGACGGCGGTCTGAATGCCCTCGTAGCTGGTCTCGCCCGAAGAGGCGCCGACCCACTTGCCTTTGTGGATGAGCGTGCCTTCGATGGCGATCACCGCGACCGAACCGACCATCGCGTAGGGCTTGCCGGCGCCCTGGTCGGCGCGCCGCTGGCCGAGCTGATCGCCGAGCCGCGCCATGCTCGGGCGGCCGCCGGCGAAGGCGACATGGTCGACCGGCGCCGGCATGCCTTCGATCGCCAGGCCGCCGGGATAGAGCCGCGGCCCGATCGCCTCGAGCACCGCGGCGAGCTTGCCGCCGTGAATCGCCAGCGGCGTGTTGAACAGCCGCATCGCGGCGATGTGCGAGAGCGAAGCCGTCACTTGCTGTCTTCCTTGTCCTCGACGTCGGCGTCTTGCTCTTCGCCCTTGTTTTCCGGCGGCTTGGGCGGCGGTGCATCGGCCCCGACCTGCTGGCCGGCGGGCGGCTTCGGCCGCATCAGCGCATCCGGATCGAGGCCGAGTTCGAGCATTTCGGCGCGCTCGCGAGCGCGCTGGCGGAACACGTCGAGATACCACTCGCCCTGCTCGGCGCATTCCTTCTCGTAAGTCGACAGGCCATAGTAGAGACGGACGCCGGCGGCCTCGGCTTCCTTGAGCGGATCGACCCAACCCTTGGCCGGCCCAATCCACCGCGTCGCCGCATAGGCGCGCCGCGCGTCGCGAAAGTCGGGCGCGCCCTTCGGCAACTTGACGTCGCCGTTCTCGATCGCTTCCTCGAGCCAGTTCTCATAGAGCGGATCGGCGAACTGGGCGGCGTAATTGGCCTGGCGGGCGGTGAAGCCCTTGTAGACCTCGATCAGGCCGCCGCGGAACGACGAATAGTTGGTCGCGCTGAGGTCGCCGGTGAGCTGCTCGTACATCAGGCCCGCCGACGAAGCGACGTAGCGCAACGCCGTGCGCACGAACGATTCGTGGCCGCTGTTGGGGTGACTCGGCTTGGTCAGATCGACCTTGTCGGTCGGATAGAGGAAATTGACTTGCGCGCCGCCGACCTTGAGCGGCCGCTTGCCATAGAAATCGATGCGCTCGTCTTGCAGCTTGGTGAGACCGTCGCCGCCCGTCAGCGCCTCGGCGACCTGCTCGGGGTCGTTAGGGCTGCTGACGATCGCGGCGAACACCGCGTTGATCACCGCGGCCTGGATCTCCGCCATGTCGTACTTGGTGATCATATGCAGCTTGTGCATGATCGGCGCGAGCGGCGGCTCGCCGCGCATCGCGCCGGCGGCGTTCTTTTCGAACGCGTGGACGATCTGCCAGCGGCCATTCGGCAGCCGCCGCGACACCTTCTCCCAGCGCCACCAGTCGGGATTGACCAGCGCGACGTCGCCGGGATGCGCCTTGCGAATGTAGTAGGCCTGCGGCGCGCCGGTGCGGCTGTCGAACTCGACGCCCTGGCGGCGCTCGACGCCGTCGCGCAGCCACATGTCGGGCATCGCCATCGGGTTCGACAGGCGGTCGGGATGAATGACCTGCGAGCAGGTGCGATAGGGTTCGCCGCGGTCGAGCCACAGCGACGCGGCGACCGCCTCGCCGTCGAGCGCGCGGTGACGCATGCCGAGCGCGAGCTGCGCCGAGAAGGTCATCGTCTGGCCGGCGTCGCACCACAGCGGGTTGGTCGAATATTCCTGCCACGCCTCTTCGATTTGCCGCGCCAGGTCGATCGCCTGCGCGAGCGTGATGCCGAGGCGCGCATGTCTTGGTCGCGCCCGCAGCGTCCAGCCGGCGCCGATGATCGAGTCGACCTGCCGCGAGACCGCGACGCTCGCCCAGCCGTCGTTGCGCGCCATGTCGTGCAGGCGCGCGACCATCGTGTCGCGCGACAGCGTCAGCGCCGATTGCGGCGAGTAATTGAACGGCTCGAACGCCGCCAAATCGGGGTTGGTGCGCGAGGCGCCGTCGTAAGGCGCGCTGCGCAGCGGCCCACGATGATCGTAACCGCTGACCTCGCCGAAGCGCTGCCCGAGCGTCGGCTTGCGCATGATCGGCTCGCCGTCGGGTCCGAGCAGTCTGACAGCGCCCGCCATCATCCGACCGTCAGGCGGCGAGCGCGGCGATAGCCCATGGCGATCGGCGGTTGCCCGAGTTGCGCGCGCAGTTCGTTGATGTATTGCACCAGCGCCGGAAGCGAGGCCTGGTTGAAGGTCATATCCTTCTGGCCGTGGCGCAGACGCATCGGATTCTGACCGGTCAGGATGGCGTTGCGCGCCGCCTCGGCTTGCGTCAGCCAGGTCTGAGCGGTCGTTTGATCGATCACGTCAGCCCCCTATGTCAGACAAGCGGCGCTTCGGCCTCGCCGGCTCGAGCGCGGGTTTCGCCGCAGCCGCGGGAGCGGCCGGCGCTTGCGCCAAGCTCAACGCGGCGGGCGTCTCTTCGAAATCAAGCTGCGCGCCGGCGATCGGCCGGGCGCGTTCGGCCTCGAGGCGATCCCACAGCGCCGGCGCCAGGTCGCGCACGCCGAATTTGATCGCCGCCGCTTCGGCCTGCATCATCGTGTCGAGCGCTTCGTTGCGCTGCCCCTCCGGCAGAACCCAGCCGAAGCGCGTCGATCCATCCTTGTTGCGGATCTCGACGCGGCGCTCGGAGGTCAATTCCTGGTAATAGTCGTCGTCAAAGCCGGCGGGGAAGCCGACGTAGCCGGCCGACAGCGGGTCGGCCTTGACGAGCGAGCGGTAGAGCGACCACTTCAGGATCGAAGTGGCGAAGTTGTAGAACCGGCTCTGATATTTGAGCACCTTGCCGGTGCGGCGCGAACGTTCGCGCTTGACCTTGGCGATCAGCGGCTTGTCGTCGCCGTCGAGGCCGCGCACCATGATGACTTTCGACGTCGGATGACGCCGCGCCCACGCCCAAACATCCTCGGTCCAGGCGTTGCCGTCGATCGCCATCAGGTCACAACCGACCTCGACGCCCGACGCCTGCCGCCACTTCGACGCCAGCAGCGCGTCGAGCGCCGCCCACGCCTTGGCGTCGGCGATCGCCCCGTCGATGCGGCCATAGTCGATGACGAAGCGGCGATGGTCGCGCGTCCAGGCGACCGCATGCCAGTTGAGCCAATCGCCGTTGCAATCGACGCCGATCGTAACGACGAGGCCCGGGGCGGGAATCGTCGCCCGCCGGTGGCCGCTCGCGGCGCGGTTGCGCAGTTCCTCCCACGGCGGCGCTTCGCCCTTGACCTGGTAGCCGCGGCCGGCGGTGTCGTTGTAGAACACCCGCTCGCGATCGGGCACGCCGCGCGCCGCCAGCCATTCCCGCGCGATGCGCTCGAGGCTCTGCAGGCGCGAATAGCCCGACCAGAGCTGAAAGCTGCGATGCTCGCGCAGCGCGGTCGGGTTGCGCGCCTTCCATGCGCCGCGCCGGACGATCTCGGCGAGATGGTGCGCCTGAATCAGCGAACCGCACTCGACGCAAGAGAAACAGGCCTTTTCCGGCGCCGCGTCGTCGAGATTGGACAGCAGATTCTCGATTTCGAGCGTCTGCTCGTGGCCGCACTCGGGACACGGAACGAAATAGCCCTCCTGGCTGCCCGCTTCGTAGCTGCGCGTGATCCGGCAGCCGGGCAACACCAGCGGCGTCGAGATTTTCAGGATCTTGGCGAACTCGAAGGCGCGGCTGCGGCTGTCGGCCTGCCCCTCCGGATCGCCGGCGGAATTGTTCTCCCATTTCGACAGGTCGTCTTGCACCTGGCGGCGCATCGACACCTGGCTCAGCGACGACGGCGAGTTGGCGCCGGAAATCGTGATCGAGCCGCGCCCGTCGGCGCGTTCCTTGAACAGCACGCTGTCGCCGCCGTCGCGGCTCTTTTCCGGGAAGACGTCGCGCAACCGCTCGGAATTGCGGATGAGCGGGATGAGCTTGAGCTTCGACCACCGCCGCGCGTTGTCTTCGGTCGGGTGGACGTAAAAGAAATCGCACGGATCGAGGTCGAGCGAGCCGAGCGTGAACACGGTCGCCAGCACGGTCTTGCCGATCTGCGCCGAACCGCAGACGGTGACGATGCGGCAAGGATCTTCGGGACTCAGCGCGCGATAGATTTCGCTGAAGAACGGAAAGAGGTCGGGGTTGTAGGGCCCCGGGTAAGGCGATTCGCGCTCGGTGAAGGCGATGTTGCGCCGCGCCCACAATTCGTAGTCGATCGGCGGCGTCGGCTGAAAGACCTCCGCCGCCGCTTCGAGCGCGAAGCGGCGCGGATTGGCGAGCATGATGCTCACGGCTGCGGCGTATCGTAATCGTCGCCGTCTTCGACGAACTCGGGCTCGGCGGCGGCTTGCTCGGCGAAGCGGTCGGTGGCGCGCTGGCGGATGCGGCGGAACTCAGACCGCAGCAGATGGAGCGCGTCGCGCTCCGGCAACTGAAACTTGGCGGCGAGCGCCGAGGCGAAATCAGCGAGCGCGCCATCGAAGGCTTTCACCGCCTCGGAGATGGCGCGCACGGTGGCGGCGCGCGCTTCGTCGGCTTTGACGTAGACGCCGCGGCTGGCGCGATCCTGTTCCTCGAGGCGGCGCGTCGCCAGCACCGTCTGGCGCAGCTTCTCCGCCTTGATCCGCGTCTCGACGCTATCGACGACCGGCGGCGGCGCTTCGCCGAGCGGCGGCGGCGGCAAAGCGACCGGCGTTTCCTCGCCCAGCCGGGTCGAGACGCCGTTGAGGCCGAAGCGCTGCGAGATGTCGAGGCTCGCCCGAAGCTGCTGCGTCGCGACGGCGACGTTGATTTGCGCCGATCGGCCGGCGCCGACCAGCGCCATGCCCGAAATCTTGCCCTCGGCGATCCATTGCGAGACGCGACCGGCCGAAACGCCGCGCAGCGCCGCAAATTCCGATTTCCGGACAATCTGCGGTTCGCTCACTTGAGACCGACCCTCTTTAGGGCCTTTAGCCCGGCTTTAGGCTTCAAAAAACACTACAACTAGCGCCAAAACGCACGTCTTGCCCGTGGGCTGTTAGGGGTGGCCGGGGAAGGACCCGCGAGGGTCGGCCGGCTCAGTTGAGGAGGGCGGCAAGGCGCGTCGCAATCCCCTCAAGGGCGATGCGCGATCCCGCTTTGAACGACTTCGCCGTCGCGCCGCGGGTGAGTTCGGTCGGCATGAACAGGCCGGGACGCACCTGCGTGATGTCTCCCCACCACTTGCCACCGCCAACGTTGGTGTAGACCTGCCCGCCAAGCCGCGGCGAAGCCCGGCGATTGCCAGGACGGCCCGAAGTGATGAACGCGCCGCGATAGAAGGAAGGTCTATTCCATGGTCGCGCCGAGACCCCTCCGCCGCCTTCTTTCGCGCCGAAGTACTTCAATCGCACCGAGCCGCCGCGCAC